TATGTTGTTAGAAATAAAATCACCTCCTAAACTAGTCCATTCGTTAACTGCTGCTCCTCTATACTTCCAATTAGTACCTGTTCTATTAACAGGTGAATCGTTCCCTCTTCCAGTTCCGTTTGTCCAAGACTGCGATATTGGGTATGCATACACTGTGTATGAACTAGGTAGTTCAGTTGCGTTTGCTAAAGATAGGTGTATACTAGCAGATATACTGCCAGATGTAATATTATCAACAGCATATGTTATGTCAGAAGTATTGAATTGTAACAACCCTCTACTAGTTCTACCAATAGCATTATCTGATGGGTCTGGGTAACCAGCTAATTCTATAATTTCATCTAAACCTGCATTACCGTACAACCCAGCCACAGTAGGTTTACTTGAAATATAAGTATCTTTTTCCGGAAATATTCTATATACTGCCATTTTATATTGTTGTTACTCTACCTTTTATATCTTGATCTGGGTATTTTATTTCAAATATACAAGGATCGTATGAAGGGTATACTACATTATCTTTAGTTGCTCCTTCTGTATCATATGCATACTGTGAGTAGTTACCACCAGCTAGGTTTCTAATTTGAACTTTTTTAACAGTTTGGACTCCTTTTATCTTATCTAATAAGGTATACACTGTTGATAAGTTAATAGGTTGGTTAATAGCCCTGTTAACGGTTTTAAAATGTGACTTGAGAGCTTCAGTACACCTTGTTAACACTTCTCTAGAGGCGTAGTTAGGTAGTGTAGTTACTTCGTATTTAACTTCAATGTTTACTACAAAAGCATCTTTAATATCTAATGCATCAGTAATAAGCATATATTGAGATAGATACTGTTTTAAATTACTTTTCAGTGTGTTTGATGCAGTTGTAAGTTTACCATTTACATCGTATGCAAGAACGTATAAAGAAAGAGCTAAAGGATTTTTATCTAATACACTTCTGTCTGAATTAGCTAATAATTCTCTAGTTACAAACGCTTTTGCAATAGCTCCAAACTGTGGAGGCATACTTAATGCTCTAACAGTATAGTCATCTGTTGTAACAGTACGGGACTGTTCAGCATAACTTCTTAAAGCGTTTTGTCTAAGTTCTTCTACTGTGTCTCCATCTTTTCCCCCTGCCGCTGATTTAGGGTTGTTAAATGCTAAAGTAGATAGTTTACTTAAGTCTGTTGCTAATACATTACCTATAGATGATTTATTAGTAACTGTATTTGCATCTACATTTGATGTAACACCACCTCCTGTCAGATATCTTATAGTTAATGTGGTATTACTAGGTGCTTGTCCGTATGTTCGAGTAAAAAGAACATTACTAGGGTCAAAAGCAATATCTAATTTATTAACTTTATGTGCAGTTGTAAACTTTTCTATTGTAGTGGGGTCTGGTAGAAATTCATCATCTCTAGCATCTACTATACCAGCACCAAATTGAATTTGTAGAACACCTTTAGATGTAAATCTTGTAACAAACCTTTTAGGTACTCTAGTCAAACTGAGAGAACTTCTTACTAAGTCACTATATGAACCTATACTACGTTCTTCTAACATGATAGTATCTTGACCTAATACCGGTACCTCATACCATACATTACCGTCACTGTCTATAATATCTAGTACTCTAATTATGTTCTCATCTTCTATGTTAATAGTTTTGAACTTTTCTGCAGAGCCAATTGTTTCCGTTACCGTGTTGATTGTTGCTGAATATGCTTTAACTTTCTTTTTAAGTTGAAACATTGCCGGTACGTTATTAGACATGGTAGTGATTAACACTTCAGTAGGGTCGTAAGAGCTACTAAAGGCAAAGTCTATAGCATCATCTATTAAGAAACTTGTATTGTTTGCATCAGTTGCACCTATCACAGCACCTCCTGATATGAATAATGCTTGATCCCAATTAGGTTCGTCAGTACCTCCTGTAGGTTCAACATCTTGAGTTACTTCCAATTCGACTTCTGATACTGAAGTTACTCTTGGTCTGTATCCCATCATATATGCTAAAGTATATAAATTTTCTGGGTTTTTAGCATATTGTGTAAATGTCTCTTGTAGTTGACTATCTTGATAAAAAGATAATACATCTCCTACATATGCTGCCATTTCCATAAACATCATTCCTGGTGATGCTTCGGTAAAGTCGTTATAAGAGTCAGGGAAATACTGTTTAGCAAACTCAATTAGCTGAGATCTAAAATCAGAAAATTCTCTATTAATATATTTTATGTCTCTTTGCTCAGCCATTATTGTTCAAAATTAATAAGTATTTCGTCTTCTATATTTGTATCTTTAACTTTAAATGACAGACTAAACTCAACTATGTTTCTATCTGGTATTCCTTCTGTTTTAATATCTATCACTTCTACCTTAGGGAAATATAATTCAAGGTCTTTTTTTATTATGGTGTCTATTTGTCTAACTTTATCTTGTGTTAAGTTGTCAAATATAAGTCTTTGTAGTCCATTGCCAAATGTAGGATTGAGATATCTTTCTCCTGTACCGGTTAAAAAATAATTAATTAAATTTGTTTTTATAGCCTCTGCGGAAGTATAGGTTGAAGTAAAAGCACTGTTACTGCTAAATGGAAGTTTAACTCCTATAGCTGTTCTAGCTTGAAGATCTCTAGGGTCGATTTTTTTTACTTCAAAAGGCATATTTAAATTCCTCTACTTTTATCTTTTTGTACAGAAGCATCATATATTTTTTTTGCTTTATTTACAAAATCTAATTTAGTAATATCTATTCCTGGCATTGGCCCAGTGTTTTCCATCGTCATTTGCGTTGCTCTAGAAGTAGCTAGATTAGGTTTACCTATAGTACCAGCTCCTACAATATGTCTTGCATCATCAGATGTCATTGTGTTAGCTGTTTGACGTAACATCTCATCTAATGTAGCACTTTTACCTACAGACCACTTTTTTGGTTGACCTTTAGGTACTTGTGTAAATGTTTGAGAAACTTGTTTAGTAGGAGTAGAAGCGTACTTTACCGCTTCATTCATTACTTCTTGTAACTCCTCCTTAACTGCTGCTCTTACTTCTTCTCGGATAATTTTACGTAGTTGATCGAGTTTCATATATATAAATAGTTTAGTTATGGAAGTTGATTATCAATCCTAAATTTAAGTTCATTAAGTAGAACATCCACAGATGAACTAAAGGATTTAGGTCCTTTTATTATTTCTACACCACTTTTATCCACAGCTACAGCAAATCTTCTTGGAGCTATTTCTGGTGAGTTTTGATCTATTTTAATTACCAGTGTGTAATTTTCTCCGTTTGGAGCTAAATAATTAAATTTATTATTAAACACTTTATCTTCTTCGGTAGGAGTTTTAAATGTATCTAAAAAAGACTTAATACTGTTTTTAGCATCTTCTGAAATTACACCATCTATGTTAGATAAGCCACTGTTCAGTTTAGTTAATGAGTTTATTAAATCGTTATTAGCGTTTTGTAATTTTTCTCTACCGGTTAGTTGTTTAGGTGTTATGTCTTTTCCGTTTTCATCAAACACAGGTCTAATTGCTTTGTTATTTTCGTAAACATTTGCTCTTCTAGTAAAGTCAAAATTTTCAAATAGGTTTGCTCCTTGTCTAGAAAAAATGTATTCGTTTTTATCATTAATTATACCAAGTTGTTTAAGTCGGGTATTAGTTAATCTACCTTGAGCAACTTCTCGTCTTAATACTCCTTCTACTCTACACCCTTGTGTGACAACGTTTATTCTGCTTAAAATATTATTATACATCTGTATATTAGCAATCGGTGTTTGGATTAAAGCTACTATACCTGCAATATCATCCTTACCTTGTTTAATTTTTTCTTTGGCCATGTGTAATAAGTCACTTTGTACCATAGAAAACCCGACAGGTAAACCAAACCCTGGGGGTACTGATTGAGGTATTGGTAAGACTTTTATTAGTATTAAAATAGTTTCAATGGTAGAAATTATAGGTTCAATTGTATTGGCTAACTTTTGAAATTTATCTACTTTTCTCTGTATAGATGATATAGAACTTTGTACACTGTTTATACGTTGTTGTAGTCTTTCAACTGCTTGTAAGTTTGGGCAAGCCTCTCTTCTTATTTTTTGAACTGTATCATTAACTAGTCCATATACTTTTTGAGTAGCAACGTCTTGTATACTCCCAACTTGCTTAGCAATGGCACCTGTTAATCTAGACTCTGGTATATTTACGTATGGCATTACTCAGTGTATACTTTTTTAGATGATAATAACTTTATTTGAGTTTTCAACTGTTTGATTCCTCCTAGTAAAGCACCACTTGTTGCTACTGCTGCAGCTACGTAAGCAGGGGGTGGGGCAGGTTTAGATAAAGTTTGTAGTAAGGTGTCTAGATTATCTACTAATGTGGTGAGCCAATCTTGAGTAGTTTGACCCTTAAGTACAGGTTCATCTTCTCTGTTTACTGCTACACTACCTAAGTATATTTTTTTACCGTCAATAGATACCATATCATCTCCATCTAAATGTATTTCTTTAGATGCTAAACCTATATAACTATCAGCTGCAATAAATGCACCTTCCTCTTTAGCGTTTAAAAATAACCTACCTCCATTAATTACTACTTGATTACCTTTATATGTACCTGCTAAATCAGGTAAGTCTAACCATGAGTCAGTTTTAGTATTAGCTTCCTCAAGAGGTACCGTATGGTCTGAAACTAGATAAATAGACGAACCGTCATCGTTTATATTTTCTGAAGATAGTTCAGTACCGTCTTCGGGTTCTTTCATTTGATTTTTAATAATAATGAAAGGTTTACCGTTATTACTATTGTCAGTAAGAGTGTTGTAAGTTTGCTTGGTTCCACCTAATCTAATAGTGTTTCCATGTCTACCAGATATAAGTGTGTCACCAGGGTACATTTGTAAGGGAGCGACAGTATCTACCTCTTCAAAGTCTTTTCCTAAATCTACAGCACCAGTGCCATCAGCTAAAGTATCAGGGTATGCATTATGGTGTGGATGGTTCCAAATATTGACTACCGATAACCAGTATCTTTTTGTCTGTAGTGAATCAGCATTTCTTATTTCAGAAGGTAAAGATACAATAATTACTATTTCATTCTTGAGAGGTAAAGTGACGTTAGATGAATTACCACAGTAAGCAAATGGTAGTTGAGTTTCTTCACTTTGTGTTGTTGCTTTAGATAAGTCTCTATATACTATACCATTAATTGCTTGAGATCTTCCAAAACGGTCCCAGTATGGACTAGATTCATCTAATACCACATCAACTACTCTACCAAAAGTAAACGTACCTTTTTTCCCTCTACCTGCAGCTTTAGCAGATAATTTAGAGACGATACTACCTCCAAAGTTAAGCATCTTCTTCTCCTTCTAGATTTTCTTTAGTTTCTTCTAACTCATCAACTGTCTCGTTAGACTCTTCTAATAAATCTTGTAATTCTGAAAAGTCAAACATATCTCCTCCATCTCCTTTTGCTTGAGCAGATTCGATTCTCTGTATAACTGTTGCTAGTTTAATGAGGTGTTCATCATTTTTCACACCAATTTCCATGTACTCTTTAATCATAGGTACAATCAATGTGGCATCTCCAATGTTTTCAATTAAAGGTTTTAGTTCACCAATTAAAGCTTTAATCTGTGATCTGGTTGTAGTTGAGTTAGTGTGAATTTCACTAAAGAGATCTGATAAAGTTTTCCCGTTAAAAATTTCTTTGTCTAGACTCATATGTCTTTCTTTATAAATAGATCAAAGAGATTTATTGACAATCAGTCCTTGGTCATAAAGTGTAAGGTAACGGTCATAAAATTCACTTTTAAGTATATTAACGACTTTAGTCAATAGAGGGGTATCACAATCTGTGATTTCTCTTATGTAGATGTATAGTGCTTTTTTCCTAAATATTTCTATATCGTTTCTAGTCTTAAAAATAGTAAGAACAGCATCAGCTATTTGCTGTTCGTTTTCTTTTGCAAATAGTATTTCAAGTTGGTCGTACATGGTATCCACCCACCTGTCTATAAATTGAGATAAGTTAATAGTGTCTGATACTCTTATTGAACTTTGATTTATATCTTCATACGATTCCTCCATATCTGAAAAGGAACCAATTTGTTTAAGTTTTTTGTAATTTTTATTGTTGTAGTTTATTAACCATCGTTTGACTATAGTACCAAAATAAGAATAGGCTTTTGCACCATTAGTGGGATCAAACTTCATTATCTTTTCCTCTAATAGTATTGAGACTATCTCATGTTTTAGGTCCTCTATACGGTCAACGTCGGTATAGTAAAACTTAAACGTATGTATAATGTTTTCTGCTAATTTATAAAAAGGTAGATATATATGATCAGTGAAAATCTTACTACGATATTCATGATCTGTGGAATTGTTATACCTAACTATATATTCTTCTGTCTCTTTAGTAAAG